GAAGCATATACTTTACTTCCATTTGTTAAAATAAATGATCGTTCAGTACGCTTAGCAAATCCACGACCAAGCAATCCACCCGGAGGTTTCATCCAATCGGGTAATTTTTCAACCATACCACGAATAACTCTTGCGAAATCTGTTGCTTCAGCTCCATCTTTTGAAATGAGACCAATAACAACATTATCAAAAAAGATAGTTAACCACGCTGAATATGCCTGAATAACAGTTGATATTCCAATCTGCCTGCTCTTTAAAACCAATACAAATTTCGTCAACTCAATTGTATCTATTAACTCAGTTTGTTTTTGATATGGCGTAAACAACACATCTTTGCCTGGTAATTCTAGATAAACATAATGTTTACAGAAATAATCAAAGTTAGAACGACACTTTAAAAATTCTGCAACGTATATATTTGCAAGATTTTTCATTTGTGATGGTTTTTTTGCCATATACTATTCCTTTATTATTTGTTCTAAAAATCTATATACTTAATTGTTATCTCTATTTGTTCTGATTAAATTTAACTTAGCAGAAGAGGTCCAATCTCGTTTTAGTGTGAAAGTAAGCTCGCTTGATCTTAGTATATATTTATCAGTTAAGTTACTTATATCTGTAATTTTTGAGTTAAAAAATACTGCATCACCCACGTTCATTAAATTTAAAAGTCTCATACTTTGTTCAACAACAATATTCATTTCGGTAATAGCTGATACTTTCTTTGAATATCTAGCATTTATAAAAGTTTCGCTTTCATCATATCCTGTATGTTCTGAATGAACTGATATTCTGGTTTTAGCTGATAGAGCATCCTTATCATAAAAAATTTTATTATTTTTTGAAATCAAACCATATTGTTGTGAAAAAGCTTCTAGTTCTATAGGAATTATTTCTGATAGTTTATTTCTTGGTTTGACTACATGCCATATTGTTGGAGCAAGAACAGAAAATGCTGCATTCCCTTTATATGAGGTTTCAACATCCTTAACTGTATAGAAAGTTTTACCATCATTACATTTTTCAAATATATCTTCGTTATCTCCATCCAATGAAAGTTGATAAATTGTAAATGTATGTGAATTTTTCATTTTATCAGTTAAGTTTTTTAAGTGAACCACATTATCATGTAAACAAAAGAATGCCATTGCTCCATTAAAGATTCCAAATGTTCGATTTAAATATCTTACATTTTTATATATGGTGCTCGGTGGAACCAGAATTTGATCAATAACATCTGTATTTCTTCCTCGACTATCATATTTAAAATCTGCAGCTGAAGTATTTGAAACCATATCAGTTATTACATCTTCTATCTTCGACCCTTGATAAACTCTATTTATACTTTTATTCATAGTGATATATGGTTTTCTACCAACTGCTGTTATTGAGATTAAAAATCTATCAATTTGGACAGCCATTGGATCTTGAACTTGTATGGAAATAGGCATCTCAGAATCTAAATACATTAGATCATATGTAACTCGCTCTAGAGGATATTCATCAGTTGCTAACAAAATAGAAGTTAGAGTAATTGGTTTCTGCCCATAAATCTCATTCAATATGAACTCATTTGATTCCGTATATACATCAAGTATGAATGTTTGATAAGGCATATCTATTGAAGTTAATATAGTAAGTTTGTTTAGCTTCTCTGTCATATCTTCACTACCAATCATTAACTCAAATTCATATGTTCTTGTAGGCGACCAATATCTGCTTTTATCTTCTGCCATTTTATTTTTACCTATTATCCCCTTTTTATTTTTGTTCCAAAAAAATCTATGCAAAAAAAGTTAGGGGAGATTTCTCTCCCCCACCTATTGAAAAAAGAGTACTGCTATGACGACTGAAGTCTTTCTAAGACTCCATACATCCTGGTTGGAATAACTAAAACACTTTCTGCTGCATTTTCAAGCATACGTTTTATATTGATGTTTGGTTCGAAACTACTATATCTCACAATTGCGAGAAACATATGCCATGCTGAAGGTAATGGAACTGGGGAACCTTCAGGCACTTGATTCATTTCTTGGAGCATCTTTGAGATTTCTTCTCTACGCTTTTTACCAAACCTTTCAATCATATCCAATGTTCCAAGCATCTGATCTTCTGTTAGTGTTGTATTGAAGCTGCTGGTAATCATTTCAGCAATATTACCTGAAAAGACTTCCATGTATGATGAAACAGCAGATGCCATATGAACTGTTGACGATGCAACATGAATTTGTCTCATTTCTCCAAGACTAAATCCAAATATAACCCTCTCAGCATTATAGGATGTTGCAATACCAAATGAAACGGTTGCTGCTCTTGTTCCATTGTAGCTATTATTGACGATTAAAACCGGTAATATATCTCCAGCATTTGGAACAGCTTGGGCGCTTTGAATAATCATCTCATTTCTCATCCGTGTGAAATTTTCACTTATAAGTGTATTTTCTCTAAGAATGGGCATACCAACTTCTCTTATGGATGATCGTATGTTTTCATTCAGTACATCATTTCCAACAAACTTATATAGCTCTGATACGATTCCACAATACTCAAAGTTATCTTCACTCCCTGGTGCTCTTGTAAATATACCAAGAAGAGAAACCTCCATACCATCAGTTGGATGTGGGTTTGTTTCTGATGCTGACCAAAGAGCTGCTAATTTTCTATAAACAATATCGCCATATCTATCACTATAACTATACAGTCCCTTGTGTTCGACTGGGATCAACCCCATCGATCTTGCTCTCTCTCCGAATAAAATTGTTGTCATTTATTTCACCACCTTTCAAAGTTTTCTCTATTGCGTCTTTTAATTGAATTTTCATTCCTTCTTGGAACATATTCATGCAATTATTATATAAATATCTACATAATACATCCGTTAATATTTCAATGGTTTCATTTTTATCGAGATCTTTTTTTGGTTTTTCATAACGATTTTTTATAATACTAATTCTATTTTTATGGTCAATTGATAATATAATATTTGCTCGAAGTATTTTTTGGTAAATACTATTATGACCACTTGGAGTTCTACCTCCACCGCCGGCGACGGCGAATACTTTAGAATCAATTACAAGTGTCATGTTTATAACCTTTTTGCAGAAAACCTGAGATATATACTACGCCCATCAAAGTTAAAGTTTTGATCAAGTATTTCTACACCAAATCTTCCTTCAAGTTGCCAGAAATAGTTTGCTCTTAATGCAGTCCATATTGATGCATGGGGGCATGATGGTTCATTTAAAAGCTCTGTTGTCAATAAAGTATTATGAGCTTCAAATGATGAGTCTGGATCCCAGGTTTTTATTTCAAGTAAAAGAAGTTGTGCTAATGTTTCATAATTGGGAACAATAACATCAACCTCTCCACCTTTTCGTATTACCGTGGATACTAAATAAGTAAAATAACCAACCTGTGTAAATGAAACATGTTCAAGAAATCTATAAATTGTTACTCGATCAAATATGATGGAAGTTCTTTCCATATATTCAAATACATCCATATTTAAATATTGTGTTTTTGATACTCTATCTCCATCCAGTTCCCATTCTTTTATATCTGTCTCAATGATATCTGGACTAGTTTTAGAAAAATATGATGTATCAACATTTACTGTATATCTTGGAACAAGCCAATTATCAACTTTCAATGATAGAGGCTCCTGCTTTCCACCTGCGATGTTTAATATTTTCATATATCATCTCCTTACGTTTTCATATACTATGCTTTTTGTAAAAGGTTCAATGTAAAATTTAAAATACCTTTCCCTATCAATATCATCGGTATCCATTATTCTAAGGGTTGATTTTGTAATTTGTATTTCACCATAACCCTTTAGAAATATTATATATTTTCCATTTTTTGTTGGAACACCAAATAGAGAAGTATCGTCTGATTCAAATATTTTGTCTCTTATTCGTTGTAGTCGACTAAACATTGAACTTTTATTTACATCGACTAATCTACAAAGCTCTTTATAAATATTATCCATCGCTTCATATCTATACGGAATACCTTTTATTGAAACCTCAAGGTTATTGTCAAGAGCAATATATTTTCGCCTATCAATTGATGTAATAAAAATCTGAAATGTTTTCCTTCTTTCAAGAGGAATATGACCAATATTTGTATTTGGTATTGTTCGTGTAAGAATCATACCATCATATTGGCGAATAATAATTTCATCCTCTTGTATATTATTTGCGTTTATATAATCATTGATAATTGACTCAGTTGTGTTTCGTAAAAGAGATGTTATTTTAGGATTGTCTCTCATCATTTGTCCTATCTTGATGTTTCTTCCCAATTTATCTGTTGGATCTATACCCGTTAAATCAAATCCCATATTGTTCATTATGGTATAATGACAAGATTCAATATCGTAAACGTGAACATCTCTAAGAATTAATTTTAAGTTTTTGTTTATATCCATGATTAATAATGGGAATGGGAGCTATTATACTCCCATTCCCAACTCCCTTATCCTATGGTATCGATTATAACATTATCAATTTGAAGATGATGATTTATATCTTCGATCGATCCCTGGCGTTCAAGTAACCATGAGATTGCATCCTGGTTGGTTACCAAACCTTCCGCTTTAACACTTTGTTTGTATCTTAATTGCAAAGCTTCTGCATCCAATGGTTCAGCTAATTTGGCTCTAACTTCAACTGGATCTTTATGAATAATTTCTATTTCGCTATCATGTTTTTTTACTCTTGTAATTTCATATGGAATTAATTGATCATTAATATCATTACAGAATACAGAAATAAGACTATTCCGCACTCCATAACTTTTGATAAATATACCATTGTTAAAATCATAAATGATTCTGAAAGTATGATTGTTATAAGCTTGCATATCAACTGCAGGAAGATTTAGAACTGGCCATAGATGAGCATCATCGAATACAACCAGTTTTCTTTTTTCCACTCCATCTGTTATTGATATGAGAGTAGTAATTATTAATTGTTCAAATGAATCCACGTGTGTAATTGTTACAGTTGGTTTTCCAATGTTTGTAAATCGCTGGGAATTATCCTCAAACCAGTCTGCTAATGATGTAATTTTAATAACCTCTACACCCTCCTGCTCCTCCTCAGATACAACCTCTGAGGCAGCGGGGATATCCAAGTTGATTTCTGAAAATACAATGGGGTCATCTGTTGGCCCATCTTTAACCATTTGTGATAAATTTTCATTCATGTTGTTATTATCTCCTTTTCCATCTATTCTTTCCATTTTTGACCATCATTTTCTGGATCGTTTCTCCATTCGCTGGGGGTCAGAGCTGCATACGTTTCAAGAGCTGCTCCACATAGTGCCATTACTTTAATTATTTGTTCATATGCTTCAACAGGTGCCGATCCCTCATCCATTTCTTCACACTCTCTTAACCAACCTGGCAGCTCTTTATCCCATTTTCCAGAATAGGCATGTTTGGCTCTTTGCAAATACTCTTCAATGAATTGCAAAAAGCTTCCAAAATTTAATGATTTTACATCTCTATAATTTCCAAAACACATACGCTGATATTCTCGTTCACGTCTATATATTTCTATAACTTTTGATTCACTTTCTATAATATTATCTTTCATTAACCAACCTTTCTACATATTTTAAATTTTTATATAACTTATGATGGTAGTCGGATGTATACTCTAATACAATATCTCCACTCCATTTATATTTATAACAGAGGTCTCTTACAAATGAAATTAGATTTAATTTTCCCCTTGAATCATTAAATGGCAAATGGTTCCCGATACCTTTAGCTCGATTTGATAAATGAATTACACTTGTATAGCAGAGAAGATGTTCCATTATTTTAGGATCAAACCATAAATCTTCAATATGAGTTGTGTCAATGGTCATGTACATATTATGTTTGCTATATGTACAAATTGCACGAATGATCTCAAGAGGAGTCCGAAAAGTTTTTTTACTTTTCCATCCAAATGTTTCAATGCATAAATTAAACGGTCGTCCTTTTTTATTAAAAGCTTTTAAGAACTCTATAATCCCTCTATTTGGATGAACTATATACTTTGCACAACCGGTTACTGCATATATCTCATCCATCATTTTGAATGTAAGATCATGATCTGTTTTCATCGTCTCTAACGGTAAGTGTACTACCCGAACTTGCACGTTTTGTTCCTCTAATGTTTTAAGGATATAATCTCGATTATCCTTATATAAATTATATTTATATAATGCTAATTGAATACTGTTTGGAATTTGATCTAGATTGTATCTATTATCTGGACCAAATCCATATGAACTTGAAACATGTATCATAAAAATCTCCGTCCATCAAACCCTCCAAACTCTCCTTTCCAATTAATAGCAATTGCTTCAGATGTATGAATTGATTCTTCATGACTGCATTTAACTATCCAATCAACAACACCATCTATATTATTAATTGCATTTGATATTGCCCTGATTGCATCTTCAACAAACATTGGGTTTTTACCTGCAACTCTAGCAATTTCTTGTTCATCAATTCTTTTGATAATTGGATATGGAAGGGTTGGAATAACATTTTCGACTGCTTCAATAATATCTTCTAACCAAATATATTTATTATCATATGTATTTGTTTCCACCATTATATTTGCAAATGATCTTTGGTTATGTGGAAACCCTTTTGTATCTAAAACACTGCACAACTCTGCGGAGCATGGACAATATGATGCGTACTGAATTGTAACTCCTTGAAGGAATCTAAAATATTGCTCTTTTCTTGTTACCTTACCAACCTCCGTTATGGTTGCATGATATATCTGACCTTCAAATTTACATTTATAATATATTGGAAATGAGTTATCTGTTTTAATAGATTTCCGAATGATTGGCATTCTAAATTCAAATTTCATATATGCCTCATCGGTACCAATATTTACTAATATCTCTTTTAATATTTGTTCAATGAGTTTGCTTTTCAATGGAAGATCAAGATATGGTTTTAGAGTTAATAATAATCTTGACATTGAAATGCCTTTTGTATCTTTATCCAAACTTGTTTTGATTGAAACATTTGCAGTCATTTCATGAAATCCACCATATTTAGATTCAAGTTTAAAAGGCACCTCAACATTTTCAACACCAACTTGCATAATAGGTATATGAATGTTTGGTTCTGAGCATTGTATATCTGGTAAACATTCTTTATTTGTCATTAATACATCTCCTTCTTTATAGTTGGATATATTTTAGAATCGAAATATAATTCTACATAATCTGTCCAGCAATCCCATTCTTCCATAGATATGAGTTCATCAGATCTTGGTTGTAGATCGTGATCATGATCATCTGAGCAATGAAACACCAATCCTGTTTTTTGACCATCAAAAGCGGTGTTTATATCTTCTTTTATAAGAGCATTATCTTCAACTGTGTATGTGATGCTGGGAAACTCAAATGTTACAAGTATCTCAGCACCACATACCCTACAAAACATTTTTTTCATAACCATAAGTCCTTTATATCAAAATATACAGGTTCAAATTGTTTTATTGGTTCAACTTTTTTCTTCGGCTTGGGTTTGTAGTTTGCAATTGGTTTATCATCAGAAAGATAATAGGTATACGTCGAAGAAGTTGAGGTTGAATTATGATACCAACTCACTTTTGATCAACTCCAATTACTGTAAGATATGAATTTAAAAGTTTAACTGATTCAGGAACTGGATCTACCTCCTTTGATTCATCAACTCTAGCGTCTACAAAGCTTCTGATATATTTATTTTTAAGATCAATACAGTCAGATTTTGTTGTGAGAAATTCAAATAGATTTGCTGGAGCATCATGCCCAATAATACACGCTGTTTCCATTTCCCCACATCTTTGACCACCTTTATTTTTTCTACCACCCAATGGCTGCAAGGTTCGTTTTGCATATGTGCCAATACCTCTGGCAGCTAATTTCTCTTCTGCAATATGAACCATTCTTAGAAAGTAAATATATCCAACAGCAATTTCATTATGTAAATAAGTTTTTGATAGTGGTTCATAAATCTTTTGCTTAAATAATGTCCCTGTATAAGCAAGAGCTTTTCTAATATCATCCAATTTACATGATTCAAATGGTGGTTGAATTAAAGTGAGATCGTTGATAAATGCTTCATCAATAACTTTTGGTAATTGCTCTTGAAACTGTCCAACATACCATTTGTCAACTGATTGATCTATAATATTAATAAACCCAACTATATATTTTTTAAGGGCAGGTTGTTTAACTCCGTCATTTAGTTGTTTCAACATATTTTTTCTTAAGTCGTAAAGTGCCATTGATAAATGAAGCTCATATAATTGACCAATGTTCATTCGTGATATAATACCAAGTGGGTTAATACAGATGTCTAAATGACGACCATCTTCTAATTGTGGCATTTTTTCATGAGGAACTATTCTTGAAATAACCCCTTTGTTTCCATGCCTGTTTGCTACTTTATCACCAACCTTGATTCGTCTAAAATGAACACCATACATTTGTATATGAATACCATTAATTTTTTCTTTCTTTTGTTTATATTTACCCATGAATGAAAATAAATCAAGATTGTTTTCTTTTATAAAAATCTTTGCTGCATCTTTTGATAGTCTATCTTGTAGGATTTTCTTGAAGTCATTTTCTTTTTCCTGTTGTTTAGTTAACCTTTCATCAATCCAGTCTCTAAACTGAGGAATATCTTCATTCCATGTGTTTGCATAAAGATTTACTTCTGGTATTATATAATTTTTTTCAGCTTCTAACTTCAATGATTCACCAAAAACTGAATAGAAATCATCGCTAGTTAAGCTTTTTAATATTGCATATGGACTTCCTGCATTAACTGTTTCAAATTCATTCGGTAAAGGTTTGTATATATTTTTTTCAAGAGATAATAAAACCTTATGCGGAGGTAATGAAAAAGATAAATCTTTAAAATGTACAGATGTTAATACATCTTGTTCCGCAAGACGATCTGAGATTACAATCCCATCCTCATAGTTATTACCATAATAAACCATAACTCCAGTTAGTAAATTTTTACCAAATGTAATATGACCATCTTTACAATAATTACTTTCTGCTAAGATCTCCCCTGCTTTAAACTTATCGCCAGGTCTAACATGTATATTCATAAAATCCATATGCTCGACATATATTTTTCGATAAGAAATGTTAAACACATCAGGAGACCCGTCGTCATATACAACAATTAAATATTTAGCATCTATATACACAACTTCACCATCTTTTTTAGCTCTTTTGATAAACTGTGTGTAATCTGTATAAAGATGTTCACAACCAGATTTAATCATTGGATTATCAAAGTCTTTTAATAATATTGCTTGTCTCATTTGTGAAGATGCCATTTGTAATCTTGTTTGATCATCATGTTCTAAAAATGGTACCATCGATACAGGTATAGATACTGGTTCCTTTTCAAGAAACTCATCTTTGAATTTTAAATTATCATCTACCTTTACATTTGGTATTAGATTTTGAAGTACTCCACAGTTATCCCGGTCAGGAGTATCAACAGGGCAAATCCTTCCAAACATACTTGGGCAGATATCTCTTAAATGTTTTGGAATATTTTCTCTTTTAAATCCACCAGGACCTAAAAGACTAATTCTTGATAACTTTGTTAATTCCTCAATTGGATTAATTGAGAAATCAAATTGAACAATATCCGAAACATTACACTCTGATAAAACTTGAGTTGAGTTGATGTTGAATTTGGGTTGTCTTGCTGTTCGATTTGAAAAACATAAATCGAATATAATTTTTGATAACTTTGCAAAAACCATATATTCAAAACACCTAATACGTTTATTTGTAAATAATGTATCATCAATGCTGCCTACTTGTAATGCAAGCAACAGCTCTTCAATAATAGATCCTGTATGAAGAAATTTCCTTGTTAATGGGTCAACTTTAGGAATTAGATCTAAAGCATATAATATATCTTCTCCTTTAGATTTAGCATTATATTTTGAATACGACCTTCCGATTTCTAAAATAAAATCGTCTTGTGTATATCCTTTTGACTCAGTAGAGTATAATGCCAAATCCTGGATTAATAATTCCATCTGATTTGATTTATCATTGATTTTAAAAGTTTCTAAACTGAATCTATCAACTAATGTTTCCATACCAAAATATGCCATCATTAATAATGACAATGGAACCTTCTTCCCAAGAAAACTTACACTTATATGAGGTGCTTCTCGTTCTTGTGAAATCATCAGCGTTGCTACATTACTTCTTAGTTTAATTGTTTCTCCTCTTGTTACCAAAGGAATATCAAACAATTGAAATAACGGAATCTTCTTTCGACCATTAATCATAATGTAATTACCATCTATTAATTTGGGAATGATTAAAGTCAAATCAATATTTGCTGTCCCTTTTTGTAATTTAATTATAAGAGACTGCTTGATTGTTTTTGATAATTCTCCAGAAGAAAATCTTGAATCCTTTAAATCTAATTCAGTAATTATAAACCCTAAATCTACTACGGGTTGGAGTATTTCTCTCGTTAAAGGTAATATTTGCTCGTAATCTTTTTTTCTTATAGTGAAGATACTGTTATCCTCATCTTGAATTTTAAAAGTTGGATTAATTATATTCAAATGCTAGTCCTCCGTTTCGTCATAGGTTTTTAATGCCTTATGTAGTTTATCATCTTCAACATAATATGGATCACTATTCATCTTTAGGGCATTCATGATAAGTTGGGTTAGTCTTAAGTCTGGATATTTATTCCAAAGTTTTTCAACTAACCCAAGTATTCTGGGTATTCTCTGTATGTCTCTCATGTGATTTTCTCTCCTTTAAGGATTTTATCCATGACTCCAGAATATCTTCCTTCGTACATTATTCCTTTTAATATGCTTCGTTTTGGGTTTGAAAACGCCATAGCGAGAATCCAGCTTTCCTGATTTGGTACACTCTGGATACTGAAATAACTTGGTTTGATTTTTTCTCTTTCATCCATTAACCGCCATTTCCTTGAATGTTTCCACATTAATTGTGCAACCACACATTCAAAGTGAACATGATATATATTCTTATCATAAATGGCGAATAAATCATTAACTATATCTGTATATGTTTTTCCTTTAAACTTATGTAATAACTCTGAAACTGCAGCAAGATCTCCAATGATATCCCTTTGTATCATATCACCCTCACCTTCCTGACCCTTAATGACAGCTGATCCAGAAGTATGGAATGTTCTTAATACTAATTGAGTCCCTCTTTCACCAAGAGTTTGTGCTGCAATAATTCCAACAAATCGGGTATTTAGTTTTTTATATAAATCCCCATAACAAGTCTTGCATAATTTTGGAGATTTACAAAGGATTGGGCTTCTTATAT